TATGCGGCAATGAGCACAAGTTCACCACAGAAGAGCGCGTCGTCCCCACCAAGCCGCACGGAGGGGCCAGACTTCGCAAGCTGGAGCCCAATGGTGCTGACGAAGTTCGCGCAAGACTCCTACGCAAAGATGCGTGAGCAGGAGGACCAGATAGAGCAGTTGCGCCAAGACCTCAAGACGGCGCTGGAGGCTTACCGGGTCTTGTTGCGGCTGTAGAACAGCGTCCGGTCGCCGAACAGGTAGAAGCCCACAGCCGCAGCGAAGTTGTCCACAGCATCGCTCGGCTGGCCCGACAGCTTGAGCGAGGCCCAGGTGCCCAGCACAATCATCGCTACAGTGGGCCGCATGAGGCGCACAGCGGCCTCGACCCACGGGTACGAGGGGTTGGCCCCACCGGCCTCGTTCATCGCCTTGAACATGTCCAGGTCAAACTGGCGCATCTTGACGTACTCTTCGACGTTGACAGGCTTGTAGCCGTCGGTCTGAATAAAGCGCCCGATGAGCGACTTACCCAGGTCAACGGCCAGAGGGCCGAGGGCTGCCAAAATCGTGAGGGGGTCCATGTGGCCTCCTATGCCAGTTCAAAGTGCGGCCCGTCGATGAAAGGCCGCTGGCCCATATTACGACGGGCATCGATGTAATACATCATCGCCGATTCCATCGTGCCCTTCCAATGACGAATGTCAGGCACGTTCCACGCCGCGCCCCAGCGCAGCCCTACGTTGGCCTCCAGCGCGGCCAGACGCATGGCATCGGCGATGTCGTCGTACAGGTTCAGTTCCCAAGAGATGCGGCCGCCGAGAAAGGCCACCACGTCGATGGCCCGGCCGGCCACATGCGTGCCGCCCTCTTTGACCTGGCTGGCCCCTTTGGCAAACAACTCGCGCTGCCGCTCGGGCGCGCGCAGCCCCTCAGTGACGGCAAAATCAACTTTGGTCAACTCAATGGCACGCTTGACAACACGGACCAGATCAGGGTTTACCCCATCCAGCCGCGCCAACGAGCGGGCACTGAGTTTGAAGTTCACTTGTCTACCTTGCCGTCGAGCTTGTCGAAGATGCGCCCTAGCATCGACTTGATGTCGGCCATGTCGGATCGGTAATCGTCGCGAGCGACGTAGTGCGTCGGCATCTGCCGCACGTCAGCGTCAAGCCGATCAATGGCCTGGTAGATGCGGTTGAGTGTCCAGCCCCCGAAGAATCCTGCGATGGCGACGGCGATGTTGAAGAGAATTTGGTAGTCCATGACCGTTAATTTGACCAAACGTTTGCGCGAAGTTCAAGACGAGTGACAAGATTTTGCAGTTATCTTTGTTGGGCGGCTACAGGTGCGGCGATCAACGTAGACAGCAAAGCGTTATTCAAAGGTTCTGTCGCCATCAAACTATTAACCGGACGATCATATGTCGGCAGCGCGCGGCGCTGGCCCATCTGAGACAGCAGGTAGTTGCGCGCGCCGTATGACACCGTGCCGGGCGCCATAGCTCCTAACATTGCGCCCGCAGACGCGCCTTGAGGGCCGCCCATTAACGCGCCTGCCCCAGCACCAACGCCGCCGCCCAACGTCGGGCCAAGCATGGTGCCCGCGCCGGGCGTTCCCATTGTGCCCGGCGGCACCATCACAGGCCGCGCGACATTGGCAAAGCGTGCGATCAGGTCAAGATCGCCGCTGAAATACCGCCCCCGCGTTTGCAAATCGTTCGCCAGTTGCCGAGCATTGACAGAACCTCCACCCTCAACGATTGCATCTTCTACTGCGTGGCTGATCGCCATGCGCTGACGCGAAGCGCGGAACTGATCAAGCATGGCCTGCGCGTTTGGGTTTCCGGCAGTTTGGAGCGACCGCTCGATCTGGTCTTCTAGGGCGTTGCTGATTGCGCGCTGCGCCAGCCCCAGTTCGTTGTCTCCGCGAGCCAAGTTGGCGCGGGAGGCTTCGCGCAGCGTGCGGGTAGCGCCTACGGCATCAGCGGCGTTAAATTGCCCGACGCGATAGTTAGCCACCAAGTCTTGCACTGGCTGCGGTATGGCGTTGGGGAACGACCGGCCGGGGCCGGTATACGCGGCAAGAACATTGTTTAGCGCGTTGTTAAAATCTTGGTCAGCGCGTACAACGCCAATGTTGTTAAGCGGCGCGTACCCTCGCTGGTACTCTTGCCCGCGAATCTGGCGCATGTTTTCGCGAGTGAGCGGCGCGTCGTCCGGCAGACTTAGCGCGCGGCGCGACAAGCGATCCGTTACCTGTTGGTTCTGCGACGCAGCCTCTTGCTGAGTGCGGGTCTTGCCGGCCAAACGCTCAAGAAGCACGTTCTGCGCGCTGGGTGTAACGCTGCCTGGCGTAACAAGATAGCCTTTTGCCTGTCCTTGGCGAATCGTCAAGTCGCGCACAGCGTTGCGGGCCTGCTCGGCTTGCAGCCGCGCTTGTCTGGCTTGTGCAACGCTTGTTATCGCAGCAGGCGTTGCCATAGACACCGCCATGCCGGCCACGGGGCTGCCGGTAAGTTCCGCAGTCGTTTGTCCGGCAGTGCCAGCGGCCAAACCTTTAGCGGCGCTAGCGGTCAGTTCACGCACAGACGCAGCGGGCGAGATCGCGCCGCCCGTAGCGGCTTGCAGACCGACATCAAGAATGCGCTGGCCGGTGGTCATGCCTTCAGTTGGCTTGATCAGGCCGGCTTTTTGATATATCTCCGTCACTCGTTGGCGCGGGGCGGTAACTTCAGGCGCCAGCGCAGGGTAGCCTGCTGCCGTTACTGCGGTGCCATACGCCATCTTGGCGAGGTTGGCAATGTTTTGCGGCGTGTTGATAAACAAGTCGATTGCGCCAGTAATCGCTTTGTACGGGGCGCTGGTGGCGACGTCTAGCGTAGATGGCGGTTGGCGTGGGCCGGGAATGCCAGACGGCGGCGCGGCTTGGCCTGCGGCCTTTGCCTCCAGTTCGGCCATGCGCCGCAAAGCCTCCAGTTCTTCACGAGGTGTCATTGCCTACCTCCCCCAAAACGTGAGCGAAGTTGGTCTAACTCTGCTTGTTCGGCTGGGCTAAGATTACCGCCACGACCTGCGGCAGGCGCAGCACCTGGGGTTTGTGCGGCAGATTCACCGGGCAAAGGCGCGCGCGGCTTCAATTGAATTTGTGGTTTATACGGGAACTTAACACCGCGATCCTCTGCGCTAGTAACGTCAGCGTTGTACAGGTCAACTTTTGTACGAATACTGTCAGCAAAAGCATCAAGCACCCTAGGCAAAGCCGTCGGGTCTGTTCCGATGCTGCCCAAGGCTTGTTGCAACGCCATTTGCTGCTGTTGCGACGGTTGCGAGTCCAACTTTTTAAGATTGTCCAGAATACCGAAAAACAGCCTAGACCTCAGTTCTTGAGCGTCTGTGACGCCGGCGGTGCTAATGGAGGTCCCAAGCCGGTTGTTGAGAAAACTTGCGGCAGCCAGAAGCGGCTCGCCTCCGGTGCCCATAAATCCTTTCGCGCCCGGCACAAGAGCCTTAGCTTTTTCAATGTTGTCAAGCGTAGGCTGCGCGTTTCTTAACGCCTCAAAGGTAGTTCTTGCGCCTTTCATGTACTCGGCCTGCGCGGTTTCGCTAGCCGGCACAAACGCGTTTACTCTGACATCAACAGGCGCCGTGACGGTGCTGGTTGCTCTGTTCACCGCGCCTGTGTACGGGACTCGAACTTGTTTACCAGATGCGTCTACCCCAATCTTAAATTGCGCGTCTGTGTTTTTATCAACATAAACCGGCGTGTCAGTTCCTTTGGCAACACCAATTATTTCAACTCTCGGCGTAACCGGTGCTGCCGGCGCTGTAGCAACCACATTGCCGCTAGCGTCGTACACAACTGAACCTGGCGAGGCAGTAATCCTCTTAGACATCAGCGCAATGTCTGCGTCCAAAGACTTAGCGGCTTGCAGGGCGCGAGGAGTTCCAAGCGCAATAAGCTGATCTCGCCTAGTCCGAAGCGCCGCAACAGGGTCTGCCGACGGCGCAGCAGCAGCAGTTGGTGGTGCAGCAGCAGCAGCGCCGCCAACAGCCGCCAACTGATTGACGCCCGCCGGCGGCGTAGCTGGCTGCGCGGCGAGCATGGCGTTAGTTGGCGCAGGGGCAGCCGGCGCGAGCGCATTTGCAGGCGCGGGGATGTTTAACTCACGCCGAGCAGCAGCTATGTCGTTGTCGGTGGGGTACATCTCCCCACGAGCGTTGGCGTAGCTGGCAGCTCTTTGCATCACTTCAGCGGGCGTAGACGCACTTCGTCGGCGTTCTATTTCTGCGTCAGTAGCAGCTTGCTGCGCGGCAACAACATTCGGGTCTTGCATCCTGATTTCCACAGGCCCGCCCCGCTTGGAGGTAACCTCAAAATATCTTGCTGGGTATGTCATCACTCCCTGCGGGCCGGTAGTGTACGGCGCGGGCTCTGCCGCAGCCGGCGCAGCAGCAGACTCAACAGCCGGCGCGGCGCCAGTGAGCGCCCCCGCCGCAGACGTTGGTGCAGTTGCAGCAGCGCCCCGAGTTGCGGGGGCAGCGCCGCCGCCCATGATCCTTGCAAAAGCGTCCAGCTCGTCTAAGTCTTTTTCTAACGTCAAGCCAAACTGCATAAACTCTGGGACGCCCGACTGCACATACGCTCTTGCGATTTCACGGCGGTCAGTCGGGCCGCCATTTTTTGCTGCGGCGGCTTGAATTTGGCTTATGGCGCGGTCTTTTCGGCGCAGGGCTTCCATCTGCATGTCGGCCATTTCAGCTTGGCGCTGACCGCCCATGATCTGCTGAATCTGCGCCGCCTCGGCCAAGGCGTTGCGCGGCTGGTACTCAACCGTCGGGCGGTACGACATCGCGATGTTGGGATTGACAAGTGCCATGATTATTCCTTATCCGACCATGTACGAAGGCGTGTTTGCAAAACCTTCTTCGGACGTGTACCCCATACCACCTCCGTAGCCACGCGCAAGCGCCTGCTGCAACAGCGAGTTCTGCGCTTGGTTTTGGCTGTAGTTCATGTACTGGTTCAGGCCGCCGCCAATTGCGTTAGCCATGCCCATGTAGCCCGAGGCGCGAGCCTGAGCAGCAGCGCCCATAGCTTCCCCTGCACCGGCGGCGTAGCTTTGGCCGGCCTGACCTAGCGCATTGGTCGAGGTCTGACCGACGCCGGCCAGCGATTGCAGCGGGTTAAGGCGCGCGCTGCGCTCGGCTTGGAAGCGATTAAAAGCGTTTTGGAATTCTTGCGAGCCCATCTCTTGGCCGTAGCGAGCAGCAGCTTTAAGTGCGGCACCAGACTGTAGCCCAACTCTCGCCGCCGTAGACCGCTCCAGCGCCTTCTGTCCTTCGGACAACCGAAAGCCGTAGCCAGGATCAGCTTGGAACTGTGCCATTCCAAACGGGGTGTAGTCAGCCGCCGCCTCCAGCTTGTTCAACGCTCGCAACCCCGCTTCGCGGAAGGGGGCTTGCAGCTCTACCTGTCGCTCGAATTGCTGGCGTTGAAGTTCGGCGTTGCGGTCAGCAGCAGCGGCTTGTGTGCGGGCGGCGCTGCTTGCCGCCCTACTGCCAAGCAAAGAACTGCCAATAATCGCGGCGGGAATCATCCATGCGGCCATGTCAAACTCCTTAAGTCACTTCGCGTCCACTGACGCGCATGTTGATGGCGCTGGCAGTCCCAGCAATTGTACTGATGAAGTCGCCGATGCCAAGCACTTGGCCCACCAGTTCGGGGAAGGTGTACACCTCGGACGGCTGAAGCGTCTTAGTCTTGGTGATCAAGTTCTGGTTGCCGGCCGAGCCAGCCGCCGTGACGAGGTTGACGCTGATCGTCGCGGCGGTGGCGCTGTAGTTCGTCGCGGTGAACTTGTCGATGATGGTCGTCACGCCAGTCGCGGTGTACTGGGTGGTTTGGCTGTTCTCGACCGTTTTGGCCGGAACGAGGACTTTGACGGTGACTGTCATGGCTAGACTCCCTGTAGTGTCGGCACAGAGGCTATCGACACAGTTAATATGACTGACGGCGTGGCCGGACGAACTGGCCCGGTTTGTGCAGCAATGTACTGAATTGTAGTGGAGGTGTTAGTAGTTGCCCACATCAACTCGATGTATTCGTCTGCGGCTAAATCAACAAACAAGTTCAGCGCGCCGATCAAGTGGCCGTCTATGGAGCCGTGCCGATTGGGCACGGAAAACTGGCTGTTGGAGTCAGGCACATTTACACCGTTTTTACGCATCCAAATATCGGTGTCGTGAATGTTGTTGTCGGTGTTTACAAATTGAACGCTGAACTGAATGTTGTACGTCCCGGCAATCTCACACCTGACCTTGGACTTGCAGGTGCCGGTGATGGTCGTAGACGCTACGGTCTGCGACACGTTGACCTGATAGGTGCCGGTGCTGCCGTCTGTGCCAGTCAACTGAGACACGATGCGAGTTCCAGCCGTAACGCCAGTGCCCGTGATCACCATGCCAGGGTAGATGGGCCCCGAGGTGATCGCTGTCACCGTCATGGTGGTCGTGGCAATCGACGCCGTAAACACGGCTGTGCGGTCTTCTATCGTGACGTTTTTGCTGAACTGCGTGGTGTCGTATAGCAGCGGGTACGCCGTAGTTGTCGAGCCGTCTGGCTGGTTGGCCGTGCTGTAAAAGGAGCCGTATACAAACTGCGGAATCTGCGGCGTGGTAATCGGCGCAGACTGAAGTGCGTCGATCTGCTTTTGCATCTCGGCTATCTGCGACACCAAAGCCGAGCAGCAGTCGGCCAACGCTTCTGCTTGGGTTTGCTTAGTCAACTCATCGCTCAAGTCAACCGCAGGCGGCAGCGTCTGCAACTCTTGGTTGACTGTTTGAAGCGCGGCCTCAAGAGACGCAATCGTTGACTCGGCGCTAAACGTAATGCCCGAGTCGTCAATGACCGCCGTGGTCGCGTTGTTGAGCGACAGGAAAAACAAGTACCAAGCCCGGTTGATCAGCCCCGTGCGAGGGTCAACCAGCGGCACCCGTGGGGGTGTGAGGATTGGCGTGGTTGGGCTAAGCATTCGTTGGACTCAGAATCAACTCTGCGCCCATGATGCTGATCTTGACCGGATCGGTGCCCGATAGCTCATAAACGCGGTCGCGCAGCTTCAGGGTCATGCCCATGCGCCGCCAGAACACACGGCGGTAGTACTCGCCGATCTTGCCGATCTGCGCCCAGTGCTCGTTGGACCATGTGTGACCGCCATCGTCCGACCAGCGCAGCATGACCTCGGGGTCGCTGCCTTGGCCCAGATTCAGGCCAGTACCGGCCTCAATGTCCAGTTGCAGGCTGTGCTGCGCGGTGCGCTTGAGGTTGTTCTGGCCGGTAGGCAGCGCCCGCCACGACCGCAGCCACTTTTGAATCTGGCCGTTGTCCGAGTAGTCGTCCAGATCGAAGGCGTAGATGTTGCCGTTCTCGTAATCGCCAACAACGATCTTGTTGTTGAACGCCATCTGGCAGTTGCTGCGATGCCGGGTGAACTCGCCGTTGTTCCAGCCAGCCCGCTCATGCCAGGCTTGAGTAGCAACGTCGTACACCCAAGTGGTGTTGGCTGTCGGGAAGATCAGCACATAGAAGCTGTGACCGTCTTGCTGGTAGGTGTACGCAACTGCGTCCGACAGGTCGCTGTATTGCTGAATCTGCCACTCGACGGCGTGGGTGCTGATGCGCTGGCCGGCGTAGCCGTTGGCCCGGTAGACGATGCCTTGGCCGCGTCGGTCACGCCCGAGCCAGAACAGGCCGTTGTCCATCTTGGCAATCGAGTAGGGCGCGGCGCAGCCCAACTCGTTGAACGCACCAGGGATGCGCTGGAGCGGGAAGTCCGTTGCGCCCGTGTCAGACCAGACCTCAATCGAGTTGGTGCCAAAGGCCCACACCTCGCGGAAGTTGGATATAACAGCCACCAATCCGTCGGGCGAGCCTTCGGTGCTGGCGAACTCCAGCGGGTCAATCGACGTGCCGTCAAGCAGCGCCGTGATCCACAGTTTCTGGCTGTTTGGCTCGTTGAAGACAAAGTAGCCGTCTAAGTAACTTACGGTTACTGCGCCGGGAAAGTCCGGGTCGGTGATCTGCCCAAAGGCGTTGGTCGTGTTGTTGTAGATGTAGCTTGGGCCGTTGGCCGCAATGAACAACTGAGTGCCGTTGTCGGCCAAGCTGACCGGACCAGTGCCGGCCACGGTGCCGATGAGCGTTGGCGTGTAGCTGTTGTTGATCTTGTAGAGCTGCGTGCCCGACACCACGAAGCCGGTGCCGTCCTGCGGCGAGAAGGCCCACAGGCCACGGATCGGGCCGGTGCCAATCGAATTGAGCAGTTGCAGGCCGGGGGCGCGGTTCAGAAACGCCGGCTCCTTGCCGCCCTCGGGCACGATCTCGGGAAACAGGTTGACCATGCGGGCATCGGCAGCATTGACGCTGCGAGCCACATAGGTGCTGCCCAAAATCGGCGTCTTCATCAGTAGTTACCGGCGTAGATGTTGAACCGCTGCCGTGTGGCAATCAGCGAGTACGGCATCGACATCACATCGTCCGGATTGTTGATGCGCTTGAGGTTGCGCTTGCTGTACATCGCAATGCGCTGCACCTGGGGGCTTGGCTCGACGCCAAACTCTGGCGCGATCTCGCAGGCCAAGTTGTAGGTGAACGCCCGCAGGTAGCCTGGCGGGAACAGAATCTGGGTGGACAGATTGGCCGGCTGCGTCAGTTCCTCAACGCTGATGAAGTGGAACTCCAGCAGCCGCGTCGGGCGCGGGTAGATGAAGATGTCGAAGTTTGGGTAGGTGTTGTTTACAAACATCACCTGCGGAAAAGTCGAGGTTACAGTCTTGACAGCGATGCCGTCATACTGCTGCTGGTTGATCAGCTTGATGCCATACGACACGCCAGTGCCGGGGTCTTTGAAGTAGGTGGCGTCGTCCACCAGAATTGGCCGCACGGCAGTGCCGTTGAGCCGCACCAGCGAGCCGCTGGGGCCAAGAGTCTCATTGATTGAGCCGACCGGCCAGTTGACGATCTGGTCGATGGTGGCAAAGACAGACAGGCGCTCGGTGTTCCACGAGTCAATCATCTGATTGAGCGCCATCAGGGAATCCTGAGACATTGAGGCCGATGGCGTTTCGCCCTCGGCTAGGACGCCTAGCAGCCGCAACGCCCGGTTAATCTGTTCGCCTGCGGTGTAGGTCGTCATGCTATTCCTCTTCGTCCTTCTTGCGCCGCCCGCGCCGAGGTGCAGGTGCTACCTCAATTTGCGGCTCGATCTGAGGCACATCTTGTTCCTCAGGATTGTAGCGTGACCAGCCGTGTTGAACATCAAAATCGGCTTCCATGTCCAGCACGGCGACTTTGGCGCCGTGGACTGGATGTGTCAGGTAAATTGCTGCCATGTGTAGAAACGGGGGCGGTTTAAGCCCCCGCCCAATTACGCAACGCTGAAGTTAAGACGGTAGACGGGGAACGTCACCGTATTAGCAAGCGTGCCAGTTGCAGCCGCACGAATACGCAGACGATCACCGGCAGCGACCACCAAATTGGCAGCAGTACCGTTAAGAGACAGCGTGCGTGCAGCGTTAGCCGTCAGCGCAGTCCCGCCGGTAGTCTTGGTCGTATTGGCATCGGTAGCCGCCAGCATAGCGGCGCTGCCGGAACCCGTAGCCCCAAGATTGGTGACGGAAAACGTGATGAAGTTGGTATCGCTTGCAGCCAGCGCGTCCACACCCGAAAACACAGCAGAAGTCAGCACCCCCGCCGCAGGGGCGATGATGAAAACGTCGCTGTTGCCGGTAGTGGCAATAGTCGCGCCTTGTTGAGACGCGGTAAGGCCGCTGGCGATGTTGGACAAAACCTTCGACGTGCTGTCGATGACTGCGCCCGAAATCGTTGTGCCAGAGGTCAGTTCGGGGTCGCTAAACGCGACACCTACAGGCTTGGTATTAGGCATGTTCTATCCTTTTAAAAACAGGGGGCCGAAGCCCCCCGTTAATTACGAAATGCGGTAGCAAGTCCAAGAACCATCACCGGTCTTACGGGCACGGAAATGCCCCGAAGTACCGGCAGACACCGCGCCAGCGCCGACCAAGGTCCAGCCGGTGCCAACTGCGACCGTGATTGCGTCCGAGCCAGAAGCGTCGATGTTGATGACGAAAAAGTCAAACGCAGCGTTCACTTTAGACGCGCTAGAAACGTCAGCTTCCAGGTCTGCCACGGTGGGCAGAGTCAGGTTGCCGGCGGTGCCGTTAAAGGTGAACAGGCCGTTTGCCAGTTGAGCAGCCGTAGCGGTAGCTGCGGCGGTCAGCGCGGTAGGAGCGCCTTGAACAAACAGTTGAGCTTCGCCGACGTTGCCGTCGCCAATCTGGTAGCCA